AATCACCTGTAGGTGCCGGATATCCATCTGAAGTTAAACCTTGTATTTGCTCTGCAAAACTTTTTAACTCAGGCTTACTATCAATATATTTATTTATTGCTTCAATATCTTTTTTAGCAACATTATCAGGTAGCATACCTTGCTTATCCCATAAATATAATCTTATAGCTTCTTCATTAGTAAAATCTCTTACGGCATCTTTACCTAATTTAGCAGGAGAATTCTTAATTTGTTTTTTAAGCTCAGCCCATTGATTCATAGATTGCTGCTTAGCTATTTCAAAATCACGAATTCCTCTTGCGTAAACATCAGTAATATTTTCTTTATACCATTTGAGATTCGCATCGCCTTCTTTACCTTTGCCAAGTGTAGGATATACTAATCCCATGTAATCCTCGGCTGAATAAGGAACAAAAAACTTAAAAGGATTATTTTTCTTTCCAAGTTTTATAGCTCTAGCTTCAGAATATGTAGCATCAGCAGCAACACCTTTAACTCTTTCAAGCATTTTATTAAAATCTTGATCAAGAGATTTAGATGATTTTATTTGAACTAATGGTTGCCCTACAGCATCAATACCGTAAACTTCACCAAATGTGTTGCCATTTAAATCAACTAAACTTTCAGGGTTTAATCCTCCGTCAAACGAGGCTACTTCAGGATTAAAATATCTTTCAATCCAACTGTTTGAAAATACTTTCCAACCATTAGGCATACCTGTGCCTAAACCAGCCATCCCTAATTTATAATTTAAAGCTTTGTCTAAAGCTATTACTTTATAGTTATTTTTAACAGCTTTAAAATCTTGATAAAAATTTCTATTAGAAAGTATACTGTCTAATAAATATAAATAAGCACCGGTAGCTGGCATTGCGTGTTCAAATTCAAACAGTCTTTGGCCATCGCCTTTTACGCCTAATGATCTACCTATAACCTCAGCTCCCAATCTATGCGGATGGTTTTTCACATTACCTACTAATTTAAAATAATTACCAAATACAATAGCTGCATTCTTATCTTTTTTAATAGCATCATGGATTCTTTTCCACATTTCATCAAAAACTAAACCATTTTGTTCATTAAACTTAGCGGTTGTGCCGTTTTCAAAGTTTTCTTTTTGTTGGGCTTCGGTTTTACCTACAGCTTTACCATTTTCATACAATCTTCTTGTATAATCAGTAACACCTGGTATATCTTCACCCCAATTTTTAAAACTATTATATGATTTAGTTAATTTAGATCTATAATAATCGTATACTTCATCTCTTTCTTGCTCAGTAAAAGACTTAGACTTACCACCTATAACTCTTTTACTATGAGTGAACATCCCTGTTCCTTCACCTGTAAATAAAAACTTTTTAGGAAATATAGGAAACACATATTTTTCTAAGTCAGATATATATTTGTCTATATCTTCTTTTTTTCTAAGATCATATACACCTCTTCCTAAATATTTATTCAAAAGCTTATTAACATCACCCGTTTCTAATCTAAACTCTCGGTCTAAACTAGATGCTGGTTTATCATATTGGCTTTTACTAGCTAAAACAACTCCATGCTTCTTTTTAAATATCTCGGCCGTAGCAGGATCTTTTTTAGCAAATTCAATTCTAGCTTCATTTGCTACTTGTCTTGCTATAGCGTTATTTAATGACTTTTTACGGTCAGCTCTTGTAGAAGGTTTTTCGTTAGTAGCCTCATAGTAATCTATAAACTCTTCTTTTGTAGGAGGATTTGTGTTCCAGTCTGCAGAAATACCACCTCCTTTTTGAAAGTCTATATTGTTTAAAGCCGCATCTAATAAAGTATTGTAATTTTTATTTAAATATTTAGAAAAATCATTAGAGTTTTTAGTATTTTTACCTAATAATTCTTTTATATCATTAAATAATTGTTTGCTAAATATTTCATTAAAAACCTTATTTCTTGCAGTAAGCTTTTTCAAATCAGAAACATCTTTTCCTTCTAATTCTTTATCCGCTTTTATAGCAGCAAATTCAGCAAGTTTATTTATTTTTTCAATAACACCAGCTGGTATATTTAAAGCTTCAATTATAGATTTTTTAGTTGAAACTTCATCCGGGGCTTTTTCTTCTGTTGTAATAGCCTTAGCTTCTGTAACATCCGTAGTAATACCAGCCCCACCTTCTTCAACCATAGACTCAATACCAAGCTCTTTAGCCAATCTATTAGATCTTTGAAAAGCTCTTATACTAACAAACTTGTCTAAATCCTGTTTAGCAGGATCATACTCATTTGCTACAATAGTTGCTAAATTAGAAATCATACCATTTTTGTAGTCGTTTCTACTAACATCTCTTTTAGCATCTAAAGGTATTGGATCATAAAGTTTTTTAGTTACAGCTTCAACTATAGCCCCGACCTCTTGTCCAAACTCAGATTTTGTAAAATCAAAAGTTTCTTGTCCCTGAGGTGTTTTAAGCAAACTTTGCTGTACTAAATTTTCTTTTGTTTTATATTTGTCTAATAAGCTTTTTAAATTTGAACGAGAATCTTTTCTAGCTTGAGCAGCTTCTTTTTCAATGTTAGCAGCTTTAATAAGCTTACCTTTAAATCCTTTTTTAGCGCCCTCTAATAAAGCTTGTCTTAGCCCACCTTTAGATATATCTTTATTATAATCTTTTATAAAATTATAAACATCTTTGCCGGAATCAAATTTTCTTTCAATACCTACTGCGTCAAATACCTTTCTAAATTGATCACCTATTTTTGTAAACAAGTTTTCGTTAAACTTTAGATCACCAGTAGCAGTCGCATCTGAAAACAAGGATAAAACTTCTTCACCTTTTACAGCGTCTTTTTCGTTTTCATACAGCTCTAATCTATCTTTAAAAACAGAATCTTTTACTTCTTTACTGTTTAATTTATCAATTTCAGTTTTTAATGCGTTACCTAATGAAATAGCCGTTTCAGGATTATCTTGCAAAGTTTTAAATAGTACTCCATGTAAAAATTCGTGAGACCCTACGTTTATAGCTCCTGTTTTTTTAGAAACCTCTTCGTTTATTATTATCTCCTGGCTTCCATCAGCATTTTGTATTATAGTTCCGTCATTGCCCTCAGCTAGTACTTTTGATTGTTTAGTTTTTCTTTTATCTTTAGATAGTAAATAGTCTTGAACTTCTTGAGAAGTTTCAAACCTTTTAAACGTAAGGTTTTCTATTTTACTAGATAAGCCTTCAATTGTTTCAAGATTTTTTTCTAAATTAGCATCTGATCTATTTATAGCGTCAGATTTAATTTTAGTTAATTTTTCTTTACTAACATTAATATTAGATTGAATATCATCTAATAGTATATTTTTTTCTTCTTCAGTTATTTCTTTGTTTACGTATCTCTGGTCAGCTTTTTTCTTTTTTAACTCTTGTTTTTTTACTTTATCAAACTCTTTTGAAGAACGATAAATTTCATTTTCCGTCATTGACGCAAACATTTTATTTTCTTCAAGAATAGTTTCTGCAAGTAAATTATTTTTTTCTTTTATTTGCTTATCAATACTATTTTTAACTTCTGCGTCTTTTGTTTTTGCTCTTTGCTTTCTTAAAGCATCCACCTCAGCCATAGTGCTATTTATAATATCATAACCAAGAGAGGATCTCATTACAGAAGCCGCTTTAAATTTATCTTTTTTATCAATTAATAAATTTCTTTTACCCCCACTCATGGCGCCTCCACCAACAAAACCTTGTAAATAAGCTTCTAAGCCTTCTTGTGAAAACATAGCGTCTTGCATCGCTTGTAGCTTATCTTCATCTTTTGCAGAAGCTACATTTAAAGCTTCTAAACCGGTTTGAACCCATTCGGTTAATCCTTCTTTGTTACCGGACAATAAAATATTAGAAAAAGTTTTGTTCATACCGGATTTAACAAGACCATTCATCATCATCTTACCAGCGCCTTTTAAACCGGCTCTTTCTAATAAACCACCTCCAACACCAACTGCAATGGCGGTCCAAGTATTTTCACCTCCATCACTATCTTGCATGTACTGATCTAAAGATTTACCTTCTTTTTCAGCTAAGGCTTTATTGTAATCAACAAAAGCTCTACCTGTCATTTCAGGTATTAGCGAGGTTCCTCCAGTTAAAGCACTTGTAACGGCAGTTGATCCGATAGATGTAATACCATTAACTACCCCAGCCGCAAGTTCTCCTAAATCAAAATTCTTAACACCTTCTGTTATGCTGCCAGTTTCCTTCATTTCTGCCTCTTGTAGCTGAAATTGTTGCAAAGCTTCATCAGTTTCGCTGGCGGTCATTGTTCCAAAATCTTTAAAAAATTGAGGCACATCTTCATTAGCTAAAAAATTATCTATAGTTTCGTCGCCAAATAATTTTCTAACTACACTATTTACACCTATAGATGCTCCAGGTATTGCTTGTTGAATTTGATCAACCATATTACCAAGACTATTTGACATTTTTTCAAAAGAAGATGATTCCTTTAAAGCAGGCTCTCCTGTTTCTTTATCTAAAACAATTTGATTTGCATTATCATAAACATAGCGGTCCCTTAATGCCTCTTGTCTTTTTGCAATTAACTCAGCCTCTTGCCGAACCTCTCTTTCTTCGTTCGTTTCATCTAAATTTCTTCTTCCTTGGCTCCATAAATTTACAGGGTCTTCACTTTGTAATTCCAAAGAACCACTTTCCAACTGCGATCCCGTATCGGGTGTTAACCCTGCTGCAGGTGCAGTTGTCTCCACAACAGGTGCTTGCTTTTCCACTTTTGGTTCTTCTATTTTTTGCTCTTCCTGCAATACTGCATCAGGGAATTTTTTAAGAAAATCGGATTCTCTATGAGGAGCCACATTGTATTGTACTCCATCCACAATATAAATTTTATTCATATTATTAATTTGCAAAATCGTTATTTATTTGAGCTTGCCCTATACCCTGCATTTCTGTTAAAGGGTCATTTGTACCTGTTTTCATACCAGCAGGGATTGCTTCTCTGCTAAATGATTCCATGCCTGTGGCAGCATACATTTTCTTATAAACGTTGTCCATGTTGTTAAAGTCCTCAAGCAAAAGCCTCACCGGAGTTCTTCTTGACTGTGGTAGTTTTTCGTTAACAATATCAAAACCTAAAAATCTTGAAGGTATTACATTACCAGCGGCATCAATTGTTGGTTCAGAATAAATAGGTTTAGGGTTGTTAAATCCTTTTTCAATAAGGCTGGTTTGTACATTACTAAAAAACTTACCAGGGTTATTAACCATATCCTCTTTGAACATGTACTGCTGAGATAACGGATCGTTTTCGTCTTTATTATTAATAGTAGCGTCCGGCATATTGCTAATAGTACTCTCAACGTCTTTTCTATTATCTATTCTATCTTTATACGTTTCAAACTGCGTTTGTTGCGCTCTTTTTTCTACGTTAACAGCTTTTTGGTTAATACCATACATTCCTCTAGCTTTATCAAGCCACTTTTGTTGTAGAAGTCTATCCCCTTCTGTGATAACACCGTCAGCTTTTTCTTGCGGTGTTAATCGGTCTTCATCTATTACCTGTAAAAACAATTCTTTAGCAGAGTCACGCGGTATACCAAAGTGATCAACTAATAATGCAGCGCTTTTTCTTTCTTTATTGCCAGGGCCTGCTTGATTTATAATGTCCGTTAAAGAATTATAAGCTAAATCAGCACCGCTTAAACCTTGCCCTCCAAAACCAGCAGGATCGGCGTCAAAGCCTATTATGTTACCATTCGCGCCCTTGTTTAAGTTTATTGATGTTTTTAATATGGTATCAACATCATCTTTTGATTGTATCTTTTTACCTAGTTCTCCAAACTCACTAGCAGCAATAGAATAAGGTTTTCCATCAACAGTTTCTGAAACCCACGTGGTTAAACCATTTACATTTTCAAAGTGACCTTTGGGTGAACCTCTACGCATGTCCTCGGCTATACCTAAGAGATTAGCTGAATTATAATCAGAAAAAGTGCCGTTTTCCATAGCGGTATTAACTAGGCCTAGAAACTCAGCGGCTCCCTTATCCATGTTTTTAACATTCGTAACGTCTGATTTTAACCTAGCCATTGCTTGTGAGTATGAATCATAATCACCTGTTCTTTTTAATTCTGAATTTAAATAAGCGGCTTGATCAGCAATTTGTCTGCCTGCGGCTGTCATTATTTCATCCATACCTCTAACACCTGTGGTTGGAACGATATTTAGATCGTCCATCTCGCTGGCCATTTTTTGGGCATAGTTGTAATTAAGTATGTTTCTTTTAAGCTCTCTGTCCTTACGCTGAGCAGCTCTATCCTCCATCAGCCTGCGTTCGGCAAGTGTTGAATCAACACTTTTTCCGACCATTCTTTGCACATTAGCACCTCCTGGGGCGTATTCGTATTCTTTAGACCAAAAGTCGTAATTATAGTTTGCCATATTTTTATCCTGGATTTTTACCTAATAAATTTGATACACCTACACCACCTGTAAACGCGCTTACGGCCGCATCAGCAACACCAGCTATACCGCCTATAAGATCGGCTTTAGCTTGAGCTCTTGCTTCATCAGCTGCATTTTTACGCGCCATAGCTCTTCCTGTTTGATCCTGTAGCTTGTCAAACTCAAATTGCTGTACAGCCGCATCTCCTTGACGAGACATTACATCTGATTTAAATTCATAATCTGCAGCAGCTATAGAAGCTTGGTTTGCTGCTGAAGCTCCAAATCTTGCAGACTGATTTTGCGCTTGTTGATTTGCTAAAGCAAATTGATTTTCTGCTCCAAATTGAGATTGAGCAAACTGGTTTTGATTACGAGCATTAAATTGAGACATTTGATTTGCTGCCCCAAATTTTGAAAGAGCAAATTGATTTTCAGCCTGTGCTCCAAACCTTGCGGCTTGATTTTGTGCTTGTGCGCCAAATTGCGCAGCTTGGTTAGCCGCTTGTGCACCAAATTGCGCAGCTTGGTTTTCCTGGCCTATATTAAATTGTTGCTGGCCAAGATCAAATTTAGAAGCTAAATTTTGTTGTGAAAGTTGTGATCTTTGCAACTCGCTTTCTCCTTGGGCTCTTAATCTTTCGTTTTGTTTTACCTGCTGATCAATTGATGCTGCTACACCGGCCTTAGATTTTGCAGCTTGAGCAGCCAATGCTGTGGCTCCACCTCCGCCTGTTCCCGCTTGTGCAGCTAGATCTTGTGACGCAGCTAATGCTTGATCAGCCTCTCTAGCTTGCATATCTGCAGCAGCAGTAGAAACTTGCAAATTGGCCATTGTATTAGTAAGACCCGTATTGGCACCTCTTAAAAGACCCCCCACGTTTGTTGTTCCAGCGTCATATCCCTGTGACTCATATCCTTGAGCAGAATATCCTTGAGCCGGTCCCAGAGCAGCCAGTTGTGCCCCCGCAGCCGGTCCTAGCTCTCCAACTTGTGCCATTGAAGGGTCATATCCTGCTGCTCCAATTTCTGGCCCTTGCATACCTTGGTATGTATTTGACATTTTAAAAGCATCTTGATTCCTTCTTGCTGCATCTAATGCAGCCCCCGCGTTTTTCTGTTCTCTTCTTCTTTTTTTACCTCCAAAAGCGGAGGCCACTCCTTTTACTATAGATCCCATTAGTATCTCATTATTAATTCGTATGATGGAGTATCATCGCAATAATACTCCGCCTTTTTATATTTGTCTAATAACATGCCTTCTTTTGCCCAAGCAAATGCGTATTTGTAACCCATGTCCTTGGCAAAATCCGTTGTAAAATCTACTAAGAGTTGCAATGCTTCACTTCTGTCGGTGTCTCGATAAGCTATATCACTCACTACTACAGCTGGAATCGCAGTCTTACTATTTGTCATCCAAAGCCACATAGCTGCAATAGGATCATCTCCTTTGCAGACCATAAAGCCGCCTAGTCCTTTTCTTTTTTCTTCTTGTTCATCCCCTATTTGAAATGCTCCAGGAAGAAAGTCTCTTGGAAAGCCCTCGGATCCGTAAGCTTCCCACCATTTAGGTAAAAAGTTCCAATCCGATTCTTGTAATTTTCGTACTTGTAATTGCATATAATTTAATTAGATGAATAAACTGCTTCTGAGTTTATCGCATAAAGCTCGTGATAACTACCAGATTTGCTGGCTGGTAATGTTAATCTTACTTTATTATAAACGCCCTTCACGCCGTTAACGAGGGTTGTTGAGTCTGTTACAACAACCCCGTTTTCAACTTTATAAGTTGTTTTTTCAGAAACTATAGGCGAAAAGTATTTGCCTTCTTTTTTTTCAAAAGGAAAATTTATTATTGCCATATTAACCGTTTTGTGTTATATTAATAGTTACGTCAGATAAAGCTGGGCTTATTCTTGTGTTTTGATTTGATAATGTTATAGTTCCTGTTCTAGCACTTCCCGTTGTATTCTCAGTTGTATTTATGAAAAACGAAGTTGAAGCTGGAATTGTAGCTGGCCCTGTAGAACCACCTATTAAAATCCAACTATCTGAAGGTGTAGCTAAAGATGTTACATTTGTACTTGAAACTATTAACGTATCGCTACCCGGAACAGCTGGTAGTGTTTGAGCACTATAGCTTCCCATTGTTGCATCTACAACACCGCCTGTTATTGTTATTACAGCTGTTATATCCGAGCTAGGCTCTATTAGCTGCACGTTATATGCTGCATTAAAATTAATATCAGCATTTATATTAAGCGTAGTTGTTGATGGCACTAAATTACCTGTTGTTTGATCTGTTACTACAAAATTAACACTACCTGTCGTCATGGTTTTGTCAGCAGGTATATTTGTATATGTTAATGTAGCTGTCGCGTTTTCAACATCAAATTTAGATATTTTATAATTATTGCCCGGCGTTGTAAAGGCCATATACTGCGCTGTTGGTGTTACCCATGCTAAATTTGTTTTAGCAATTGCCGTACCACTAACAGCTATAGAACCTACAGAAACGGTATTAGGTACCGTAATAGGTATGCTATATTGAGCATTATCTCTATTATTAGCCTTGGCAGGAGAAGCTGCTTCTAATCTGCTTACTACAGCACTACCTGGGTTGAAAGAACTAGAACCACTTGTATCAATAGTTATACTAGCTGGATCTATATAATAGTCTTCATTAGCTAATAAACTAAATATAACGTTGGAACTTCCTTCTGTGTTAAACACTTGAGAGGCTGGTGTTAAATCCGCTAGCGCAACTGCGTCAGTAGTGTTAATAGTTAATAAAGCCGGAAGATTAGCTAAAACAGCTCCAACACCACTTACATTCAACGTTTGTATTGTTTCTGAGTTTGTTACAACATAAGAAACCCTAAAAACTATATTCCCATCAGCCGTTATTGAAGTTGGATTTACTATAGTTAAACCCGTGTCTGATAAAACAACATCTGAAACAGAATTAAACCTATAAGCACTACTTATGGGGCTTGCTGTTATAATCCATGTTATCGTATCACCCTCGTTAGCTATTATTGTTTGTTGACCTGATATACCAGCATTAGGTATATTTCCTGAAGTTTGCAAAGTTGTTGCTATTGTAGAACTTGTAGTTGGCAAAGTACCTATACTTTCAATATCTGTTTGTATAAAAGTAATCTCCCAATCCTCATTCCCTTCATAGCCTATTGTGTTAAATTGCTTAACCGTTGAAGGGCTGTCATTCATTATAGCGTCTACATAGGATTCTACCGAGCCTAGCCCGTAAAAGTTATTACGTGTACCAGGCAGGATATTGTTATGCTCCCATAAGCTACCCCCGGAAAAAGTATAATAAGTATTATTAAGGCTAATACCTGATTCTGGTTTAAAAGAAACAAAGCTAGTCCATCCTTGAGACGCTGGATCATAAGAAACAGTAAGATAATCGTTAGAAGCAGTAGCAACGTTAGTGTCTTTGTTGCCATCAAAACCTGTGCTTGTTAACGATAAATTATATACGCCAGAGTATTCATCATAAGATCCTATAACATCTGTTGACATTTTTAAAGCGTCTCTAAAAAAGTCAGACATACCTGCATCTGATATTTTTGCTAAAGCCCCGTTTTGTGTCATCATTAAAACTACACCTTTGTTTTTATCAGTAAAAAACTTATTAAAACCAAAAGAAGCGTATGATAATGGATTTTTAGCAATACCAAATTCACCAGGGAATGGAGCTATAGTCCCTAAAAACTGCGTGTTGCTTGTAACAGGTACTGCTCCGCCTTCTGCAGAGTATATAAAATCCTTGTCAATTGGAGACCTAGATACTTTATCCTCTTGAAATATAAGAACTTGTGTGTCGTCAGCGTCTAGCTTCTGTATAGATCCGTTTTGTGGATCAACAGATATAGTTAAACCTCCTTCAGACTCGTTAAATTGGTTCACATAGTTTATACCAGTTCTAGAGTTAAACAAGCCGCTAGAGTGGATTAAAGTGTTAAACCTTCTTTCTTCAGCAAAGTTTTCTTGAACAACATAGGCTCTAACACCTACGTCAAAAGCTTGTTGGTTAAACCCAACTCTTAATCTATTGGTTTCTATGTGTGTACCTGCTGTAAAATCTAATAAACAGCAATTAAAAAAGTTTATATCTTTAGCTGTTGTTGTTAAAGCTGATACTAATCCACCTGTTGAAGTCTCATAAAATATATCTAAATCAGATTCAAAAGGCTTTGTTTCAAATACAGATAATCCGCTTGTAGAAGAGCCTGTTGATACAGTAGCATCTCCTGAAGGATTAGAAATAGATCTAACTTTAGTTAATGTATTTGAAGTGTTATTTGATCCACCTAGTATTTTAGGAAAAACAAAAACATTAGTCGGCGATATAGACGAGCTGGTACTAGGCGGTATTACTGCTGTTTGATCTCTAGGTATTTTATTTATACTATCCCCTAGCCTTGCTACGGAATCTTGAGAGTTAATAACAGATATCCAATTGTAATACTCCTGTTCTCTTTGTTTTACAACTACTCTATATGAGTAAGCCCATCCTAAGGATTGTAATTTATTTATTGTAGCCTGTGAGAAAGATATACGCAAAGCGTTAAAAGCTGTTGTAGATGAAGCACTACCGGTGCCTCCTTCTACAAAAACAGTATCACCTCCAGAGTTTGACAATATAACAGGTGTTTGTCTTCCAAACTTATCGGCTAAAACAATACCAACCTGGTAAGTCCTTCTTGATTTAACGGATAGGTTTTCTAATTGGCTATGCCTTGCAGATGTTTCTCCAGTTCTTACTACAGAAAAATCGATAGAAGGTACATCATAGTTTTGTAAAAAATTACCATAAACTAATCTACCACCCGCTAACTGTTGAGAAACAGCTAATCTAGGAACAGCGTCATAAACCCGTGTTAATTGATCAGCTGGTAAAGTTTTAAATGGATCTTGAGATACGTAAAAAAAGTTTATAAATGATTCACCACCTACGGGTTTATCTTCTACAACGTATAAAGCACTTGATCCTGTTTCTTTATATATAAGTTCAACCTCTGTTATACCAAAGTCTGTAGGCGTTGGCACTTGTAATTGAACCGATTTTATTGCGTTAACAAATGTTTCAACCTCCCCAAAATTGCTAATAGACGAACTTACAGTGTCTATCTGGTTTAATCTTGAAAAACATATTGGTGTAAACGGCGCTAAAGTGCTATACTCGCCATCCTCAAATTTCCATCTATAAGAAAACCTTACTAGTTTATTTTCTAAAAAGTTTGATGTTATAGTTGCTCCTGATTCGTCAGTTGTACCAACGTTTAAAACCACCGGTGATAAAAAAGGTGCAAGTTTAGCAACAGAAGCTAAATCATCAAAATCACTGTTTGTAGTGTAATAGGAGCTGTCATTAGCTGCTCTTACAACATTAATCTTTCTTGGTGCATTTCTGTTGTCTGTCCAAAAAAGCAAATCATCAACAAGGTTTATTCCTGTTATCGGAAAGTTTTGATGGAAGTTTAATGAAGCGCCTGATACTAAAGTTCTTAGTTGTTTTGCTTTTTGATCATAAGAATAGATAGCGTGCGTACCGCTATTGCTATTATCATATGAATCATTCGTGGTAGTGTAAAAGTATATTTTTTCAGAACCATTATCTCTGTAAGAGCCAATACACTTATTGTTTGCGGTTGCGGTATCACCTACTAATTTATTGCCTAATAAATTTTCAATAGCTCCCATGTCAGAACTCTCAGACTTACCAACGCTTATATTTAAAGCTTCTCGATAAGTTCCGGCTGGTACTAATCTATCATCTAGATCACGGTTCATTATACCGCGATTAAATGTTCTTTTAATTTCTGGCATAAAATTTATTAGTGTTTAATCCATTTTGATTTATTACGCATTATTTGTGTCATTTCTGTAAGTTTCATGTTTGACAACCTTATTTTTGCGTTTCTCATTTTAGAAGAAGCTTCTTTTTTGTATAACGCCGCTGCTCCTGCTGCGGAACCTCGTAGTTTTGATAAATTGTACAATATAGAAGCATAAACAGCATCTTCAGCAAGCTTGGGAACGTAGACATTATCAAAGTCTCCATTATCGCCCAGTCCGTCGGATATGTAAGTAAATGTTATATAGCTTCCCTCTTTAAATGCTGAGTCAAAGTAAATAATGCCTGCTTCTGTATCAAGAACAAAAGTACCATTTATATTTTGAAATTCAGGCGTGGACCCATACCTTTGCCCATAATAAAGATAATTATCGTTATCGAAGTAGCCGTTATAATAATCTCTAGTTTGATCTATATCTAAGGGTTTTACATCGGACTGGTATTTATCTATAGTTTCAGATCTTTCTTCAAATACTATATTACCATCTTGATCATAAAGATATTTATACTCTTGATCCTGAGCTATAGCTTTATTAGCTGTTGTAGTTCTGCTAGGTAAAATTGGACGCATTACGCCGTTAGAATCTGTATATTCTACACGAACGTAATTAACGTAGTCAGAAGGTAAAGATATACTTTTTGTAGGGCTAAGTTCTATTTCAATAGACTTTTCTGAATGTAAAACATCATAGCTAAATTCCTGCACGGAACGCTGCGCCCAGAAAGCTACTTCATACCTAGGCACTTTAGTAAGAACTTTACCGTCACCAATATAAGCAACCATGAAGTTGTTAATTATATCATTTAGATTTGTTCTTCTGTAATAACCCGGTATAGCTAATCCTGTGCCTCCGTCTAAAGCAGAGTAATTGTTTACGTCTAAAGGTCTTCTTGATATTGCCATTATTGTTCAGTTGCTATAATTTGTTGTTCTCTGCCTTGTGCAAAACCTGCGACATCGGCTTGTTTTATTACCACTCCGGCATATGTTAAAATTCTTACTACTAAATCATACTCTTCAGAAGAGTGCAATTCAAAGTTATAAGATTTTGCAGGCGTGTTGTAGTTATCTGTATTGGGGTCAAAAATGGTTGAATCATAAATAGGCTTATTAGGCACCCCCGCGCTAACTTGAGCAGGTGTTGGCATTACGTATCCCCATTTAGGTTTATTAGGTTTTTTCAAATAATCCACACTAACGCCAGTCTGTATACTGCTGGGAAATACTTTAATGCCTCCATTAGCAAGAGTATATACCGCTTGACTTTTAACAGGCGCGGTTAATGGTGATTGGTTAATATATTTTATATCGGAATGATGAGCAAAGTCTGCTATTTTATTGTCAACAGCCACCACTCCTAGTCTATAAAAATCAGAGGGGTATTCAAAAACACCATTATTAAGCGTTAAGTCTGAAGTGTTATAAAACTCGTTAATTTTCTCAGACGTATTTAATACAGGATCAGCAAAGTCGCTGGTTATATTAGCGTTTAATTCATAACCTGATTGCTTTCTAAAATAGCTTTCAAATATTTCATTTTGAGCTTGATTGGCTAATCTGTTAAACTCCTCTGGTGTTATATATCCGCGATTGTCTTTATTAGTTATAACTAATACAGTGTTATAGACATTATCTATATTTACCATTTATATTTGTTTTTGTTAGATGGTATAGAGCTGATTTCTCGCTCTACACCTGGTATTTATGAAAGCTTTTTAGTAATAGACTTCATTAAGTCTACGCCTTCATCAGTTTTAAAGTATTGAGCTAAAGCAGCATAAGGATGTTGCTCAAACGGTACTGTTAAAACTTTTTTGCCATTAGCAAATTTAAAAACAGTATTATCGTCTGTTAATTGCAATATACCTACTTCAACAGCTCGGTTAGCTAAATTTCTTAATTTTATATCTTCATCTTGAGTTAGTTCTAAAAATAAAATAGGATTATGCTTTGCAAATCTATAAGCATCCCGTTTTAATTCTTTAGAAGATAACTTAGAAACCGTAGATCCCATTTCTGTTCTCATGATAGCTTCTAAATGTTCAATATCAATTTCGTTACACATGTTTAAAGCTTCTAGCTCTAATTCTAGCATATCAATCTCATCTTCTGCTTCTTGAACTTCGTCAACTTCCATCCATAACGAATTACGCTCAGGATGATATAAAGATAATAACTTTTGCAAATTTTGTTGTTCTTTAGGAGCATATAATACCCCGTCAAGAAAAACAATATGAGCAAGTGTTGCCGCGCCGTCTTGATCTTCAACAAATAAAGAGCGTTGATTTGTAGCGTAACGTATTTCTTTATTAATACCAGATTCTTCGTCGAAGTATAATAAAGGTTTTCTTGCTGTATGCTTTGTTTGAATTGTCCATGATATAGGCGCCCTATTGTTAGTTAGCATATATGTCCGGTCTTTTATTTCCCAGCCGTTTTCTGCAACTGGAGATTTTTGTGCTTTTGTAGCCATAATTAAATAATATAAAATAAGAATAACGAGCCCCGAAGGGCCCGCATTCTATGATTAAAAACTGCTATTATGCTTTGAATAATACAAAGTTATTGGCAGCTTGAGTAATAAGACATCTTTCAGTAAGATAGTGCATTCTCATTTCATCAACATCAGTTGTTTGAGCTCCACCTACAGATCCTGTTACCCAAGATTTCATCTTGCGGTTATCCGCTTCAGAAGAACGGTAACGAACGTGTAAGAAAGGACGCTTAATGTTTGTTCCTAATTGTTGATCATATACTGTAGAAGTACCCGCTGGCACTAGTACACCTTCGATATCTCCAAAACCTCCACGAGTTGACCAGTCGTTTAAGTATTTCCAGTCAGTTTTGTAAAAGTCATAAGATCCACGACGGTATCCAGTAAACCCAAGAGTTAGAGCCATATCTTCGCTGTTATTAAATACTCCGTAAGAAGTACCTCCAGCGTAGCCACCATTTTGTTGAGCAAGAATATCATCAATTTCTAATGATAGATCACGATTTAAGAAAAGCATGTTTTCTTCAATTGCTCCTTGCTTGTCTAGTTGCTTAAGTACAGCGTCAAAATCAGTAAGTGCTCCACCACCTGCAGCTTGCGCTCCAAATCCTGAATATACATTACCTCTTTCTTCAATTGCATCAAAGAAACCTTGAGTACCACGAGCATTTTGCGCAGCTAAGCTACCTCCAAATGTTCCGAGTGCAATATTAGCACCTCCTGCAGTTTTCTCAACACCTTCAACCATAGCCATTTCTACGTAGTCTTCCCAGCGTAGACGATTTTCGTGCTCTGATTTTAGGTACCATAGGTATCCATCAGCTCCATTTTCTGAAGTCACTTCAATCCACCCAATCTGAGCAGTGTCAGATCCGTTAATTGAATAGTGCTCTTTCATAATGATAGGAGCGTTAGTAAATGTAGCGTAGCTAGGATCTAGCTTTTCAGTAAAGTTTCCAGTACCTTTAGCAAATTCAGATCCATATACTAATGCAGTTACTCGTTGAGCAGCTGTTACACCAGCATGAGCTTTGTATGCTTTAATTTGAAAACGAGTATCTTCAACTAATGTTACTACACCTTTAATAACGGCAGCGGTTCCACCAACGGCAGAAGTAGCATTTGTTTGAACTTGGATCATAGCTGTTTGACCAACTTTGAAGTTACAATTACCGGTTGTAGCAGAAGTAAGACCAACACTTGTTGGCTGAGCTGGAATAGTAAAGTTAAGACGACCACCGGCGTTAGCATCAGCTGCAATAACAGCAGCAGCACCAACAGCAGGTAAAGCAGCAGCAGTACCTTGTGGAAGTACATTCGCGTAGCGAGTATGTAAACGTCCTTGCTCAGTCCAAATAATCTGATCTGAAGTTGAAGGCATCTCTGCAGATACCATACGTAAAAATGATCCGATTGAACGATTTCCGTAGCGCTCTACTTCTTTTTCGTATACATCGGGTAAAAATTGTTGTGTCCATTGATCGTGTGCAGCAGCAGTGAAGTCAATGTAGTTCCCAGCATATAGTGTTTTAGACTGGGTTGGTTGTAAGGCGGCAGGAATGCCACTAGTAAAAGCCATTTGTTTTGATTTTAAGTTGTGTTATTTATTCCATTTAATGCGCAACTTGTCAGACGAATTGCCTGATACTACTCTAATTTTGTCTCCCTGGTTTGTTTTAATTGTAGAGTTATCTGCCCTAGGATCCATATTAATGTTTTTAGATTTTTTAGCAGCGTCTTTTATAGCGTCGGCACGGCCTTGCTCGTAAAAGTGATTAGCAATCTTATCTGCGTTTTTAGCGGTGAATAAAGCTTTGTGATAGCTTGCAGCATCAGAAATGCTACCATCATCGCCAATAAAGTCATTAATAAAATTAGTAATATCAGATTGATACGTTTTTACTTTTTCAGAGTTATCAACTTTAAAACGATATTTGTTTTCTCCAACATTAAAATCAAAACCTTTGAAATTGTTGTTAAAAACTTTATTTGTTTTTTCAATAAACTCTTTTTGAAGATCATTATATTCTTCTGATTGTTGCTTAGAACTTTTGTAGTACTCCATAGCTTCAACATACTCCGGGGCAACACTTTCTTGCTTCCTTAACTTAAGATCAGCATAATATTGCTTCTTTGCATCATTAAAATAGTTTTGGGCACTATATAGTTCTTCTTTAAAAGCTAATTGTTTAGCCTTAATTTCTGACGGATCGTCAGAGTCTTCATCATAGGCAAAGTTTTTGTTGAATAAAAAATCAACATCATCTGAGTCTAAATGAGGTTTTGTTTTTTTATAATATTCTCTTAACAAAGCGGTGTTGTCCATTGCGGAAACATCTCTGTTCAGACTTACGTAGTCTTCAACAGAACCGCCTGTTTCTTCCATGAATTTAACAAGTTTTTCAATGTTCTCAGGTAGCTCCACTTGAGGTGCTAATTCTTGAACTTCTTGTTGTTTTTCAATAGCCGGTTGTTCTTCTTCAGTATCTAATTTTTCATCATTATCGGTTACTAACTCTAACGGTGAATTATCAACTACTACTTCTTCTTCTTCTTTTTCGGCTTGCTCTTCTGTATCTTGCTCCCGTACTTGTTTGTCCATTTCCGGGCTATCTTCGGCTCCATCGCCCATAGATACGCTCTCTGTTTCTTGCTCTTGAACGGCATCTTCTTCTTTTGTTGGTGGTTTATCTAAATTAACTTTGTATACTCCATCAGACTGAAGCCCGTAGGATTCATCTACAGAGCCATTTTCAATTGCTTGCTCTAATACAGCAGCTTCTTTTTCTTGGGTCGTAGGAGCTGGCGTATTGTCTTCAACAGCGTTTACTTTAATTGTTTCTTCCATAATTATATATAATAAAATAGTTTAAATAATCTATCTAGGCTCAAATCTTGATAAGTCAAAACCGCCTAAAACATCATTCCCTTTTGATTCAAAAGATTTTTTAGGTTTACCTGTATCAGGTGGCCCCTCAATTTTTGAAGGATTAATTTTAGTTCTTGCTATTTCTTTTTGAGTTTCTGTTTGAGTTTGCACTAATTCTTTTTGAGCTTGTAATTCTAATTCTTTTAATTGCACATTCAAATCATATTCAAACTGCATCAACTCTTTTTTTGTTCTAGCCTCAACTTCCATCTTTTTAATGGATAATTCATTTTCTGCATTAGAAACTTGAATTTTAGACTCTGTTTTAATCTGTTCAGCTTGAGCTTTCGCTTGTTCTACAACAACCTGCGCTTGGCCTTGCGCTTCTGCTTGAGCAACTGAAGCAGCTTGTGCCTGTGCTTGGTCTGTTTGTTGCTTTTTAATTCGTCTAAACTTAAGAAGTTGGTTTGCCAGCTTAGTATTGTTTACCTCTCTAATATCAATAGCATCTTCTAAAAATATACTTTTTTGTGCTAAAGCCGTTTGAATATTAGCCTCCAATAATTGCTTCTCTTCTTGATCAGGCTCTAATTCTAAAAATATGCCAAAATCGTGCATGTGCAAGTTCTTAAGCTCTTCTAGCGACCCTACCGTAAATTTGCCTAAAGCCCCTATAAAAGCCTCTTTTGTTGGGTGAAACTCTAACACGTCTTTAAATCTTAAAGAAATCGCTTCGGCTAAGCTGGTTGTAATAAACATGCTGCTGCCTAGTATGTGTCTTGTAGCTGTATTGCTATTTGCCGCTGCTAGTTTTTGTACCCCAACTAAAGCTTTTGGATCTGGATCAGAACCGTCACGCGCTTCGTTTAAACCCGTAACATCGCGCATCATTTGTATATATTGGTTATAAGCTCCAATTAATATTTGCACTTGGTTCCCACCTCCTCCTGGCAGTTCTTGAATAGGAACTTTACCTGGATTCATTTCACCATCAACAGTTTGTGATCTACCTATAATAGAACCTGTTTGGAAATACATATTTAATGCCTCCTGCGGGTTATAACTTGTACCGTTACCAAGATCAATTTCAGCCAACCCATCAGCGTCTAAATAAACTCCCGACGGAGTCATTCGTTGTATTGCTTGCTGTAATTTTAAATGAGTTAACTGTACTAAATCAGCATAAGGTGCCATTTTAGAAACTAAAGAATTTATATTTCCTTTATATAACCTTGGTGCGCTTGCTATATAATTCATCATTACCTTATTGGTATTAGATAATGGGCGAATCATATTAGTAGCTTTATTCCATTTAAGCAGTTCTTTTGTGCCTAATATAAAAGCTCCTTCATATATAACCTCTCTTGCTTGCGCTACTTTTTGAAATCTAGTTCTTTTGTCCTTTGGCGGATCAAAAGAGTCGTCTTTCTCAATAGCTTTTTCAGCTCCAGTAGAAGTCTCTTTTATTTTGTATACATTATTTTCCCAAGACTTCCAATTGAAGTACAACACAGTAACAACATTGTTATCATCTATAACGTTGTTGTCTTTACCTATGTTATTGTAATCTACATAATTAGATCCCTTCTTTGTATATTCTTCCATCTTTTCATCAGAAAGATCTGGGAATTGCTTCTTTAGTTCGTTTAGTTTTATTTTTTTAACTTCACCAAAATAATAACAATCTTGAAAGTTAGGGTCTTCTGTATAAGACCAAACTAAATTAGCAGGATCTACGTAATCTAATTTTATACCGTCTGTATTGTTAAAAGAGTGCTTTGCGCAACCTATACCTATAACAGCTAAATCATAATCAATTCTGCTTTTAATTTCGTCATATTTATTTGAAAGAAAAACATTATCAATAGCCTGTTCTTGCGCTATCTCAACGCCTTGCTTATAATTAAGTTGCATAAACAACTCAAGTTCTTCCGTGTTCGCGGGCAAATCTTCTTCTGGAACATTCCTAGCGTTAACGCCAAGCTCAGCTTCAATATCAGCTAATATTTTTTTAGCCGCTAAATCCCTTTGAATATTATTAACAAACTTTGTGCGTTTGCCCGTAGATATAGGGTCTTGTGCAAAAGCTTTTATGCTAAACAACCTGTCTTGCATACCGTTAACAACAATATCCACAAACTTAGGGACTATTGGTACTGGTTTCCAATCTAAATTTAAATACGATAAGTCCCCATTAATGGCAAACTCATCTTTATATTTACGTATAGATTGTTCGCCTCTAGCATACAACCTTAATCTATGATACTCATCACGTGTTTGATAATACCTTCCGGACCCATTATCTCTGTTAAACCAGTCTTGCTCTATCGCTCTAGCTACAGATAAACCATAATCTTTTGATTTTTTTACTGCATCTGAGACTGCTTGACTCGGAAACTGCGTTATTTGTCCTTTATTTTTTGCCATATTTACTTTATTATCTGACTTCTTGAACCTGAATTTGTATATTTAGAAAACCCAAAGTCAAGTTTTTTTATTTTTCTTTCTGATGTAGATCGATATAAATGTTTTTGGCAAGCCATTATAGCTAGACCACTACTTATTGAAGCATCGTGCGCTGTTCGTTTTGATATGTCAAACTTTGCCCAATCTTCTAGGGTTCTTTGAAAATACATATTTCCGTGCCCTTCGTCGTCTAGATTACCAACGTGCTGCTCTATATAAGATTCTATTGCAGCCGCATGAGCCTGTCTAATATCTTCAGAAGAGTTTGGTATACCACCTAACTCTAATTCTGTTTTAGATAATTTTATTTTACTTTTATCAGGGCGATTCATAGAGAAACCTCTATATCCCCTTCTCTTTAAATGGTATAACAGCCTAGGCTTATTATTTTCCGCTAGTATAGGCATGCCGTAAAACACACAAGCCATTAATACATCTTCAAAAAATATCTCAGCTGTTTGTGGTCGAGCTATATATTCTAAAAAGAATTTACTATTAGGCACGTCGCTCGTCATGGTCCAAGTTGTTAATCCGTGAAGAGCGCCATTAGACCCGCCACCACCAACAGTACCACTAATGTCATAACTATCGCAGCCGAAGGCTCCAAGCCCGTCGTTACCAGCAAATTTAATACCATTGCTTGTTATTGTGTTATTTTGTAAAGAAACAGGAGGTATCCAAGATATTCTAAATCTACCTGTTTTATTTGGCGTCCATAAAACTTCTGTATCTTTTATTCCATTCTTCCACGAGAAAGAACCGCGAGACACGTAGCCGTTCATGGTCATTTCTTCGTTGTGATCAATTTGCTCATATATTTTAGTCAAATTGAATAACGAGTTTACTGTTTCATCTCTGAACGCGTGCTTTTCAGACCTTGGAAATTGCCTGTAGTATTCATTTAAAGCATCGCTATCATTTTTAAGACCTTCTACTTCATTGTTCCAATGATCGATAACTCCACCAAAAATCTGTTCGCCATCAATTCCCTCAATCGCTTCTGGTGGGGTGTCGAATACAGGATACCCGTACTTATCGATAAATCCTTCGTATCCCCATTCCATAGGTATGAACAAAGAATATAATCCACTTGCAGTCTGGCCATTGCGGTTTCTATTGTTGACATCTGAATTATAGTATAATTTTTTAAAGTTATCTCCTCCTTTGTCCAAAGCGTTTGATGTTGATCCCATCATACACTTGCCAACTATTTTTGATCCGAGTCGTAAACACGTTTTCGTAACCCTCCAGTTGTTGAGTATGTTGTCTGGTTTCTCCCATTTACCGGATTCATCGTGGACGAGTAATTGTAGTTTCTCCCCATCGTATGAGTTGTCCCCGGTATTCTTCCAGTCGATTGTTGTATCCAGCCCCTTCCCAAATTCCTCTGAGCTTGTTTTTTGTAATGAGTTTCTTGTAAGTCTTCTTGACGGTATCTTATAGGATAGCTCCGTCTTGGGACGTTCCATTCCGTCTTGTATTGGTTTGAAAAAGAATGGGTAATTAATGGATATTGGTACCACCTTGTCTGTAAACATCTTTTTAGCATCGCTACCGCTTTTGGATAGTATACCAAATCTTGAGTCCTTTGATGTTGTTGCCTGGTTAACAGTTTCAGATGATGCCATGAATGAAAAACCTGAACGTCTGTTCTTAAGGTAGCACATCCCGTAGGATCGTTTATCAGCCTTGCAGGCTTCCCAAAAGTAATAAAATATTCTGTTGGCCTGTCTAAAATCAGGTGCTCCAACATCAATCTTTGTCCAGTTGAGGTATATATAGTGCGACCCTGTAATGTAACACGGTTCCCCGTTGCACATGAACCAAAAGCCGTTGCTACGAGAATCAAACTCATTTTCAATATAAGCGTAGTATTGTTCTTTAACATCTTCGTCGTAATCTTTAAAATCAATTATATTTTTTATCTTTGTTAAAGATGCTGGCTTAGATATTTGATTAAATACTTGATCCTCTTTTTTAAGGTCTTCACCTTGTATTTTTTTAGGAGTTTTAGGTATTCCTACCTTTAGACCTTGAATCTCGTATATATCACCCAATGTTCCATCTTTGCTTATTATAACGCAATCTAAGTTTTCGTTATACCCGTATTCAAACTTTTTATATTTGTTTAAATTCTTTATCTTTTTGTCAGATAAGTGATCCCTGTGTATTGTATATAAAGTTTGCTCGTACATTATTTAAGCCTGTCTTCTACGCCTATAAAAGCTTCTGATTTTACATTCGTGTTTTTCTTTTCATTTATCTCCTCTATTTTTTCAATTATCTTTAAGGAGTCCTCTATTGCAACCCATTTAGCTTGAGCTGCTGTTTTTGCTTTTTCAGGATCTAGTTCAACTAAATCTATTTTTTGTCTTATTACTTTATCTAGTTCAACCAAAGCTTGCTCAGCTGCTTGAACTACTCTTTTTCTCCGATCCATAGTTTATTGTAACTTGATTTGATAAAATTCTATATAATTTTTGACCGTCTATTTCAAACTCGTATTCAGAATCCGGTGTGAAGCCCACTGTGTCGCCTTTGGCTAGCCCTAACGCAACCAATTCGTCGTTGCTATACACAAGCTCACCTTTTAATTTTTGCTCAATATCTGAGCTCCATTCATCGCTTTTAGCAATAGGCTTTACAAAACAATAATCATTTGGGCAATGCCACTTACCATTTCTTTTGTAAGCAAAAATTTGATCTGAAGCTACAAAAAATTCGTTTTCTTTTAAAAAACTAGAACTATTCTTTTCATCGCCTCTTATATCAATCCATCGCCTAAAAACGTTGTGATGTACTATTACTGCGTCACCTTTTTTAGGTGTTTTACTGGTCACTCCGTATGCAGGCTCACTTAATACTGTACCGAGACGGTTAACAAACATGTAATCACGCTCAGTTGTTTCTGTATTAAGTATTAATTCTTTTTCGTTAATACTCTTTTTATTATTATAACGCGATTCAGTAGATATGATATAATTAAATAATGATTTCATTTTAGTAATCTAAATTGTATTCTAATGATACTGCCATGTTAGAGTTAAAAAACTTCCAAGGCAACACTTCTTTGTTTTTTGTAATATAAATTTTATAACCGCCCTCATCTTCTAGTATATCGCATATTTTATGACCGCCATATACTTCTTGACCAACGGAGTAGTGCATTGCTTCGTTTTTATAATCCGTTCCAACGCTAATCTTTCTAATTAATTTTGCCATTTAATTTTATTTAATATGTCCAAATTGAAGTAACGCGAGTTAAGTCTAATCCAAGATGTACAAAATTTGATTTTCTTGATATACCAATTCTTTTACAACCTAAGTTTATTGCTGCTTCTACTATTTCATAAACAGGTGTGCCACCAACAGCTACAACGTCAATAGCTAAACCTGTTGTATGTTCACCTGGACTTTTTTTCTTTGCTTCAATAGGATGATCTGGTGATCTATATCCAGAAGTAATTATAAGCTCCGCACCAATAGCTTCTTCAAGACTATTTGCAAACTCTATCATTCTAGGATTTAAATCTTCTAAATTTACATTTGATTGCGATTTTTTCATTTACTCTTTAAATTTTTTTATTATCATTAAAGTTGTATATATAATCGTAAGTACTAATACGATAGTCTGCAACGCCGGATTTAGGTTAGGCATTGTTGAAAATAATAAAGCCCCTACATTAAGGCCAAATATCTTTAGGTCTTCCATGTTATTTATGTTTGCTGTTTCCAAATACTTTCTCAACACCACGAGATCCAAAATAACCACCAATAACAATTGTTAGCAGTCCTGTAATAGAATCTAGCGGCAGCCCTAGGTACCACCCGGTAACATAGGATACAGTTAGGAAAACCAATACTAAAGGACGAACATTAGAAGCGAGCCAGGATCCTGACCTAGCATCTGCTACCCATCTTTTAGTTGTGCCATCAATTTCAGCACGTTCCATTTTTAATTTCTCAAGTGCTATTTCTTTATCGGCTTCGCTCATATCAGAACCGCCAATTATAGCCTGTATTACAGAGCCAACAGGAGTATCACCTGCTATAGCTCCAACGACGCTAGGAATTTTATCTAATAAAAACTTCCCAACGCCGGTATCTTTAAATTTTTTCTTACTCATTATTTATGCTATTGCTAGATATACGTATGTTCCTCCACTCGCATTTATTGAACTACCAACAACCGAAGTACCCATACTAAATCCTGTGTCTGAGAAACTTATATTTGTGGAAGACCCCCCCTCCGCTTCTGAATCGGGTACATTTGCCCATAATATTTTAGAGTATGGGTCAGTAGTGTCCCTCTTTGAGTCAATAATTACCCAGTAATTACTAACATCTGTCCTTTTTATCATAACCCAACTTGGTCTAAATCCTGTAGTAACAGTTTTACCTGAGCTGCCTCCTCCAGTATAACCACCCACCTTCTGGTAACCTGCAACAGAGTGGAAGCAGTATGCGATTATACTCTGGCCGCTTGATCCAGATGATTCCCCTGTCGTTACAGACGCTGCTAGCCCAAAATTAGTTGACGACACGGATGGCCAAAATGAAAAAGCAACTTCAGCACTGCTTAATGCCAAAGAGTTGTTTGGAGATGGAATGCCACTGTGGTATACTCTCCAGGCCGCCGTTGCTGAAGCGTTTTTTAATATAATCATTTCAGGAGTGGAACTCAATCCGTGCCCAACAGTTTTGGCGCTAGCACCACTACCTGTACTTGTCCATTTAACAATACTAAAACCAGCATCTTGATTTGCACTAACTTGACTTGTTATATTTCCGTCTGTATTGTTTACTGCATCTCCTCCACCTTTCCAACACCAAGCAACGTAATCCACATTGTTGCCATTATAAGCTGATGCAGTTCCATCCAGTATAAACCCATTGCCTTCAAAACCTCTCATTTGAGATGTAACACCCGACTGTGCAGTAGAATTTGATTCCATCACTTCAGTGTCGCCTCTAACGGTGTCAAATAATTTATGACTAGCACTTACACCCCTGCTCTTTAACCAAACTAAATCTGGATAAAACCCTACACTTGAAACATAATTGCCGCTCGAACCTGTACCTGTGTACAATACAGTCTCAAAATTAGATGTATTAACCTCAGGCTTCTCATTGTATAAATTCTCTACCGCAGTAGCATCTAGTGCTGAATTAAATATTCTGACTTGGTCTATTGTGCCATCCCAAAATAATGCACCTGTTTCAGTGTATCTCCCTATATGTAAATTAAAGTTGTGAGATGTGTGGGGATTTGTCATCGTTGTTGGAGCAATAACTTCTGTTCCATCAATATACATTGTAAACACATCTGTTGTACCACTTCTTGTCATTACAACATTGTGCCAATTACCATCATCATAAGAGGCGGGGGTTGTTAGTTGTTGTGAATTAGAAGATGTATTTCCCTCATAATATCGTAGTTGCCCACCGCTTATTATAAACAAAAAGAAACCTGGTTGATTAGAACTCCCCTTAGTTGCAACTAAAGTTCTTGACGCGTTAACTGAACCATCTGTTTTAAACCATAAAGAAATTGACCATAAATTTGCAACTCCATCACCAGTCCCAAACATACTCTTGTTGGCTGTTATATAACTACTACTACCGTTAAATACCGCAGCTTGACCAAACCTACCAAACTCATAATTTACATTTGTAGCTGTTCCGTCATAATTACCTTTTGCATCCTCTGCGTTATTATCTAACTTGTAGTATGCTGCATTAGTTACGGGATAATCATTATTATCTGTTGTAGATGTATAAACACAAGCAGTTTCTGCGTACAAAGTCGAAACTTCTGTAGAAGATAGTTCCTTAGTAAACATTCTTACTTGGTCTATTGAGCCTGTAAAATTAGTTGATTGCCCTGCTTGATAACCTATATACAAAGGTTCTGTTGAGGTTTTTAAACTTCTGTTTTGTGTAGAAAAAGTATTAGTTGCAACACCGTTTATATATTGCACTAAATTACCACCTTGAGCTCTTGTAATTGCAATATGTGTCCAAGCATTAATGGGAATTGTAGTTGTTCCTAACATTAAGGTGTCCCCTGCGGTCGTACCTTCAACCACGTACAAAACCCCATTTGTTGTAATAGTTGCTATCCAATTTCGTAAAGACGCTGATGTTCCCCACTTGTATATTAATTTATTGTTATTTGTTAAATTGGAGGGGTTAACCCACATTGAAATAGAAAAATTACCAGAAGAAAAATTAAGAGGTGCGGTGGCGGTAGATGCTATTTGTATTCTACTACTATTACCATTAAACCCCGCGCCATAGTTTATCTGTCCATCTACTCCGAAAGTTACATCAGTAGGTACACCATCATAATTGCCGCTAGCATCTGAAGCATCGTAGTCTAATGAATAAAGAGCAACACCGCTACTGTCTGCAAATTTATCCGCTGTATCAGTTTTACAAGCGGGTGTTCCACCTATAAATAATTTTTTACCTAAACTCATACTATTTCTTCGTCAGATGGAAAAAACTGTATGTTGTATTGTAAAACCTCTGCATAAGATTCAAAAGCGTTTACTTCAGCCTTCAATCTATCAGCTTCTGTTATAATACCAGCTCTTTCTGTTACTACCTCTGTGTCAATGTCTATATTTCTTTCAGACTTTCTAATAACCTGCCAATCTGTAGGGCTTAGCATTTTTCCTGCTTGGCTATTAATATCTGCAATCTTGTTTGCTTTTATATCGGCAATCTTATATCTTTTTTCAGTTTCGCCAGTAGGCTCACCGTCTTCACCAATAACATCTATATCTTGATCAAAATCAATATCAGCAACGTCATAAGTTACAATACTATTTTCTGCGTCAAAATACAAGCCGCCTTTAGTTTGCGTTGATGAATTAAAACTAGGCTTAACAACATTATAGAAACCTATTGACTGTAAAGTTTCTTCACTTGCTTTTTTTAAGTTAAGTATCACACTGCCGTCATCTTTTACAAATATAGATGGTAGCGTTTTGTATACGACAACTTGATTATTTTTTACCAGTGCTTTCATAAATATTAATTTTAACTTGGTGTTGGATCTGAAACGTAAGTTCCAACCATATAATGATATACTTTAGCACCAGCTGTCTCGTCAGTGCACGCTATTTGAATTAAGTTTGTTGTTGACCCATCATAATCAACCCCACCTATTTTATTAAAGGTAGAACCAGTTTCGCTAAATGTTATGGTAAAGTTTCCTGATATAATTACATCAACAGACTGACCCTGCTTTGCGTTGCTTAATGTTAAAGTAGCATTAGCGTTAGCAACGGCTTTGTATGTGCTTGCTGTAGAAAAGTTTATAGCAAACGCAGATCCCGTCCCAAGATCGGTTAAGCCTGTAAATTCAGCACTTAAATTTGAGTTTTTTATTGTTGTTCTAGCCATTGCTATTTTTTTATGGTTGTGTAGGTTTTATGTCTGGAAAATCATCTGTTGACGGCCAATCTCTTAGCTGCTGTCTATATGTAATCCAAGAGCTATAATTAGGAAAATCAGTTAAGGGCACAATATAATCTGTACTAGTTAGTTCAATGTTTCTCCATTCTTTAGCATTCATTTCTACAATTTCACTTTCAGAAGGCACTAAAGCTTCTTCTTCTTTTGGATGATATTGTTTTTTAACAAAAGAACCGTCGCTATAAGTTTCTTTTATAATATCTCCTTCTTGCGGGGTTTGACCTGGATTTGAAATATTTGTGATTGTATAACTCATAACTATTGATTAAAATAATTTATATCCAACACCTGAGTATTGACCTAATCTTGTTGTAGCGTACCGCGCTTTTGTTTCCACCTTTAAGGTTTGATTAAATTTAACAGATGGAAATAATATTTGTTCTTCGGGGCTAGGCAAAGTGCCATAAAAATAAATATTTGAAGACTGGAAGCCTTTAGTCATTGCGGCATTTGCGTTTTGAGCAAAATTATAATACCCTCCAACCGATTGGTTCGGTTGCGTAGTGCCAATTTGAGCATTAGTTGGCGATAAATAGCCTAAAAAAGCTCTATTTGAACCCAATGAGCTAGCTGTAATAGTGTCAATATCATCTATTTCATAAACAGTACCGTCCATTGTTATTTTAATACCTATAGCATTGTTATTTGTACCACTATACCAGCCAGTCCCACTTATCACATGATGCAACAAACCTCCATTTGTATTATTAATGTCAACAACAGTCACATATTCTCCATAAGTGCCAGTAGACAAGTTGACGTAAGAATAATTATCGTCATAAAGATTCCAAAAAGCGGTAGCAGATGCAGCCTGTGTTGCCGTGTTGGAGGTTTTTAAATAAAGTCTCGCGCTTTCAATAGAAAGCCTGGGTAGTTCTAGCGGGCTAGTTAAAAAACCCCCACCTCCAGCTGCTCCGCCGGTGCTTAATTCGTTTGCTCCTAAATATATTCCCATGTTACTAAGTTGTTATATAAAGTGTAGACGCGTCATATGAGCTTAAAGCATCATATTCAGCTTGTGTTAATGTAACGACTTTAGCAATACTACTGTCTGTATTAGCATGGGTTACTGTTCCGCTAGCTATATTTGCGCCTGTTACTGTTCCACTAGCTATATTTGCGCTCGTTATTGTAGCACTTTTTATTATTGCTGATGTTACTTTTGTTAATGCCATAATTTATTGTAATTAATTATTCCAAGGCAAAGCTGTGTCTTCTGTTTGCTGCTGATCCCATAGTTTAAATTCTAAATTGCCAATTTTAGCTACAAATTCAGGACTCATTTTAATCCAAGATATTATTTGATCTTCTGTTATATTATCGTATGGGGTGAAATCATTACCTTCTATTAAATAAGGGCTCGCTAATAAAATATCAAAATCATCGCTCACTGTATTTCCGTCTTTTTCTAAAGACAGTGTAAATTTAACTTTAGTTGCAATATTCGCGTTGGTATCATCACTGCTTCTGCTTATTGATAAAATATTTATTGTTTCTGTCATTTTATTGTTTTATTTCTGTTGCTGATAACCAAACAGGCATATGTTGATGCCCTAAATATGCTACAGAGCTACTTGTGTTTTCAGCATACTCTATTTCATATTTTATTTCACTTGTAGTGTTATGGGTTTTATCCATATGATAATATTCCGCTGGTCTCCAAAAACTTCTACCGCAGTATGCCCAGCCATATTTATAAGGCTGAGTGTCGTTGCTAGTTTTATTAACTGGATAATCAACAGTTCCATTTATGGTTCTTTTTAACCTTGTTACTAGCCTTGTTGTATTTAATCCGTAGCTCATTGATGTATTAAACTGAACCATTATATTATTTGACGAACTATCCGGTGTAATTAATAAATGAAAAGGGGCTGCTATAAAAGTTGTATTTACAGTGGCTAAAGTCTGCGAGCTGTTATTTAAATATTTTACATACTTATGTTGCACTATCTGATCGTTTTGCTTTACAGGACCGCCTCCAACTATTAAGTTTGAATAACTACTCATGCTTTTATTTCTGATAATTGTAAAAACGCGGGCATATTATAATAAAGAAAATATGACAACGATTGGCCACCGGTATATACATTAAAATATGGCTCGTAAGTTAACTGATTTGTAGTATTTGGTTGGTCATACCAAATAGCACTATCTCCGCCCCAAGCATCCTGATTATTGTAAGTCCATCCATATTTATTTTCGCCACTTCTAGTGTCATATACTACATATCCTGAAGTTCCTCCTGATTCCATTCTGTATAACGAGCACATCAGTTTACCAGCGGATCGCCCGTAAGCCATGTTGCTTATAAATCTTATTCTTATTGTACTGTCTGAAAATCTTGGTGTTATACTAACTTGAATTGCACCACTCGTTTTTGATGTAGAATTAGTGCTTAAATGAGTGTTTTGTGTATATTCACCGACAGCCATTTGAACTATGTCCCCTGAAACGGGTTCAGAACCTCCTTGTTTATAATTCGTATAATCGCTCATGCTTTTATTTCGTAAATTCTATGCAAAATCTGGTTACCTTGATGCGCGTAGTATCCCGCAACAGAGTATGATGACCACGCTCTCACCCTAGGCGTGTATGTTAACGCTTGAGTATTGTTATAGGTTGTGTCTAACCAAGACACTGTATTTTGTGTCCATTGGTTATTTCCGTCGCTCATATATGATATTCCGTAATAATATTTATATGATGTATTAGTAGTGCCACGAACACTAAATAAAGTTGAATCAGTAACCCCCGGACCCGTTCTTCTTAGTTCAATACATGACCCGTATCCTTGACTCATAGGCAAATGTATTTCTCCAAATATTTTACTGTTAGCATACTGGGGGGTTATTGTTATAGATAAATCCGTTAAATCTAAAGTAGACGTATTTTGCCTAGTAACATGCTGCGCATACTGATGTTCAACTTCTTTTACCTGCAGCACATCCCCTGCTTGAACAGAAACTGGTGCCCCGCCTATGAAACTTGTGTAATTGCTCATTAGTTACCTATTAAAACCCAACCTTTAGTAGCTCCACTGTATACCATTTCAAATCCAGCATTAAGAGCGTCTATGGTCAAATCTGATGAAGCACCCATTATGTTATTACCATTCGCTGCAACAACAGGTGTTAGTGTGCCTGACATATTTGAAACTTTAATCCATTGCCCAACTTCTGGTGAAGCGGGTAACGTTAGCGTAGCAGTAGCTGTAAATACGTAAGTGTAAAACGCTTGCGCATTTGTATTAGTAGATATTACACTAACGTCATATTTTGATGAAGCAACAGTAACATCACCTGTCTGACCATTAACACTTGAAACCCCGTTTAAAGGAGGTGCTACAAGACCTTCTAATGATACTACTTCTACTTCATCACCAGCATCAGCTCCAGTGCTAAGCACAATTGCTCCACTCGTTAATGAATAAGTAGATTTATTTTGGTATACACCATTTATATATACTAATGTTTGACTTTTAGCTGTTGGAGTGCCATTAACTAAAGTAAAAGAAGTTTGTGCAGCTGTTGCTGTAAACAAGTCAGAATCTAAATTAGAAAAAGTAAGACCTGTAGGAAGCAATGTTTTTCTACTTTCAACTTCTATTGAATCCCCAGTGTCGGGAGCTTCTGAAAGCGTTAATGTTGATCCTGATACAGAGTATGTTGATTTCTCCTGGTATACACCGTTTATGTAAACAAGTGTGTGCGCTTCGTTTGTAGGCGCAATGCTTAACGTAAACGTGGTAGTTGTTCCGTCTCCTGAAAAAGTATTATTTTGTACCTGGCCTATATCAACTACAGCGGGCGCAGAAGCGTAGCTTATGATTTCAAGTGTAGTCCCATTTGGAGGCTCATTGCCTGTTCCAAACGTCAGCGTAGAACCACTTACACTAAATGTGCTTTTTTCTTGATATACACCATCAATATACACAAACACATTATTTTCGTCGCTAATAGACTGCCCTATAGCAAATGCTAACGTGCTACCATTGGGACTGTATGTAGCCCTAGCGGCAGTTGCTCCACCACCACCTCCTGCAATAGCACCCCAAGCGCCGTCAGCGTACCCCTCAAACTGATTATCCGTAGAGTTGTATCTGAACATTCCGTTTGCGCCAGTAGGTCTTTGCACTGTTGTGCCGGCTGGCATTTGAACCGCATCTGTTGCGGAAATATCCAAACTAACACTGGGTGAGTGATATCCATTAGGTTTAATACCTACTTTTTGGTTTGCAACATTTACAAACAAAGGTGCAGGCACTTGATTTGTCCGAAGTATTGAAGAGACTACTATTGAGCCAGATGCTGTAGAGCTCACTCTAGCAACTTTACCTATGTTCTGAATATAGTTTGCCCCCGAAGGAGGTTGCGCAGATAAACCGCCTCCTACTGCTACATATAGTGTATCGTTTACGCTTGTGTAGTCTAATCCGATTGGAGTGGTTATTAGATTTTTTAATATACCACCTGTTATTACATAGCCTTCTCCATTATTAATTAAGTCGGCTTCTAATACACCTACCGCTGGCATTTTTGCAACATTGCTTGCGTCTGCAGGCGCTATCTGTATTCTAAAAGAACTGCCTACGGTACCTGATATGTATACAGGTGTGCCTTTAGTTATAGTTGATCCTGAGGTATTTTTACACTCAATCTTAACGACTTCACCATCACCGCCGGGGTCACCGAAAGTAATATTACCGGATCCATCGGTTGTCATCACCTGGCCCGTTGTACCATCACCTGTTGGCAACGTATACGAGTCGTTTATATTTATGGTGTCTTTAAACTTTACGGCCATAGTGATTTATTATATTTCTTGAATTAATACTCTTATATCATTTGTAGTAGGAGGGCTAGAAAAAGACACAGTTACTACATTTGCAGATGTTCTTACTATATCTGCGTATACGGTATCGTATGATGATAAATCATACAGCTGAACAACAACGTCCAAGCTATTCAAGTTATGAGTTACGGTGTATGATGTAGCAACACCATCACCAATTGTTGTCTTAAATGACTTTGTAGCCAACTGAACAAATCCAGTTGCGTCTACTGTAAAATCTGCCGAGCTATAACCAGATATACCTTTTACGGCTGCACCTGAGTTTGCTCCAGCAGTAGCTAAATCAATATTACTTTGAACAACAGTCCATTTAGTAATATCACTTCCGCCGTTAGCAGCCATGTCTTCTTCAGCTATAAGGAAATCCCCTATCCGAACCTGCTCTGTAAAGAACAGACCATCTGCTGTTACGGTATACGTGTCACCTATAGAAACGGCTATATTAGAAGAGGTGTCTAGATCAGGCGTATTTGTAGAGGCGTTATATCCTCCTTTGTATGTTAGTCCTCCAACTATAGAAGCATCAACATATGCTTTTGTAGCTGCGTCTTGTGAAGCAACGGGATCGCTTAAATTAATTATCCCGTTTGAGTTCATGTTTACATCCGATGTAGCCTGTGATAAATCACTAATAGGAGTTCCATATACAAAATCATATATTTGGTCTCCCGTAGCTAAGGCTGTTCCGGAGTTTGCTACAGTTCCTGTTGTTATGGCTAGACTAGGTATTGGGCCCGTGCCATTAGTTATCGCTAACTGGTTAGCTGTAGTGGTTTGTATTTCCGTTATATCTCCGGCACCATCAACCCAAATAGACCCATTCCAATAATATATTTTATTATCTGTTGAATTGTAATATATCTGGCCTGTTACAGGGCTCACAGGAGCTGAAGCTAATACCTGAATACGAGCATTTTGTAACTCGTTTTTATTCAGGTCTATATTGTTTAAATAATTTATTGCCATTTTTTTTTAGTTTAAATAAGCTGTACCTGCAAATGGTGCTGTAAATGTTATTACTATTTGGTTTGAGTTGCTATACACAATATCTCCATAAACAACATTTCCAGAAGGATTAACCACGGTTACATGGGGAAACCTATCAAGGTTATGATCTATAGTCCAAACAGCAGTACTACTTGATTGCTCGAACGTATATGATTGATCTGTAAGGCCTGATGGCGATATAGTAAGAACGCTTCCTGAAGGTGTACCTGTGCTTCCTTTGTGACTTAATGTTAATAAAAAGTCATTACCGTTATTTAAAGCGGTTTGAGAAGTTACTTTATATAAGCCATAAGATGTTGACGAAGAAGAATCTACGTCTGTAAACTTTAAAAACTGGCTTACTAGTAAAGGTACTACTGGAGATACATCAACATTATTTCTATTATACTTACTTATAGCAATAGCAATTATATTAGCCCAGCCATAATTAGCTGGAGATGTTGGATCTATCTGGTATCTAAAATCACCTGAAGATATTACTTGATTAGAATATAGACCAGCGTAGTTGTATTGAAAACCTGTTCTTGTTGGGTCAGCACTTCCTGTTTGAGCGAAATACTTGGCAATTTCTTCTATCTGGTAATTTTTAGTAGCATTACCGTTTATATCCGTTCCAACGAGCTTATCCCCTCCCTGTATGGAGGTGTCATTGGGATATAGTTTTATTCTTGCCATTATTTATACAGTATATTGGCCTGTTCCACTTATCGGCCATGAAGAATTAGAAAAAGTCATTGCGGAATATGTACTTTGGTTTGTTTGCCCCCAGTTTGACCACATAGTAACCGTATATGATCCGCTCTGAGCTCTTCCTGGAAAGTTACTTTGACTTGCGCTTTTGTTTATCCAGGATGGAGGCGGCGGTAGTGCCGCAGTACCTCCGCCGTTTGTATTTGGATATATAAGAGTGCTGTCAAAGGTAGCAGAGCTGCCTGTTACGTTTGAAAATTGAACAAAACCTTTTAGTCTAGGGTCTATAATTGGTGATCCAGTTAAGCCAATATACCATATTTGAGATGCCGACTGCAAACTTCCACTAACAGGGGTTTGGTATGGAGGACCGGCAACAGCAAATGAAGGTAGCAGATAACTTAGCGGTGATTGCCCTATGCTTTGAGAAGTTAGGCTAACATTACTGTTACTAGTACCCGTGCTGGGTACCGTGCAATTAACGCTATGTCTTTTAGCCCAGTAAGGACTGTTATTAAAACTACCTGTGCATGTAACCCCGGAGTTATTTGTTAATCCCCCTGTATTATACGTAGGATTTACATATTGGCCAATAGGCAATTCAAGACTACCCGTTACGGTAGCTCCAGCTGAGCTGCCTACAAAGTTTTTAAGAGTTAGATTAGTTGTGCCGGTGCCAAAACCGTTAGATCTATTTACAGTAATCTGAACTGTTCCCCAACTCGTTTCAGCTATAGTGCTCGTTAATGATGAGGTTAATATATCAGTATCTGTTGCGGGAAAAAGACCATTAGTTGTTGTAATAGACCAAGTGCCTGTTTGAAGCCCAAAATCACCTGACGCAGAAAATGTAGCTGTCCATCCTGAGGGAAGACCTGTTAATGTTGCAGCTGATATTTGTGCGGACGTCCAATGCTTAGTAGATTGATTAGAAGGCGTTACTGAGTATGTTAATGGGGTTGCTATTGAATCCCCAGGCTCGCCTGTTTGTATTTGGCCACCATCTATACTTATTTGCACCTGATTAGGATATACCCGGGTTTCTCCAGCATAGATAGCGCTCAATGTGTTCTCGCCTAATTTTACGACGGATAAAGCTGATTCTGCTAGATTTAAAGGCATACTACGTAATTAAGTATAATGTATCTGGGTCATAACAGTCTATTTGATAACCTGTTGATGATGCTGACGTGTAAGGCGATGCAAAATCAATTGTTAAAGTCGTAGCTGTTTTAGCTGATAATGTACCGGCGGTTCTAGTAGTATTACCTGGAGCTGTTCCTGTAACATACACTGTTTTATTTAAATCAAAATAAGTAGTGCTGCTTACTGTAAAAACAACTTGAGATAAACCAGAAGGATTGCTAGCTGTTGTTCCACCAGTTTGTTTTAAATAATCATATTGTACTTGGGTGCCTTTCCAAAAATTTAATAATTTGTTTTTTGCATTGCCCGCTCCATAATCATAAAACCACTGGCCACCTTTTATTTCCGTTAAGTTTGCCATTTTTATGCTTTTAAATATCCATAAGAAGCGTTTACGTAAACAAATCTTATAAACTCATTTTGTGTGTTCATCGTTACGTTACCCGCGGCTCCTTCTATATTAGCAGAAGAACCAACTGTAACCGTTCCTGTACCCGTGTTTTTAACTAGTACAGTTGCACCTTCGCTGGGTGCTGTTGGCAGTGTTAGCGTTAGGCTATTTGTGCCCTGGATTATATAAATACCATTTTCAACCGCAGTTGTATTTCCGGTAATAATAAAACCCTGAGCACCTGTTGCACCTAATAAACCTGCTACTGGTAAATCTATCGTTAATCCCATTAGCTAATTCCGTTTATGATCCAACCGTTAGTAGCATCAGAATAAAACAACTCAAAAGAAGCTGTTGATTCGTCAAGAACCAAATTGGTAGATCTCATTATTTTTTCAGAACCGTTAGGTGTAATTGTCCAAGAATAAGACGAAGCTGAATAGTTCCCGGAGGAATCTAAAGAAGACATGTTAGTAAATCTAATGCTGTCCCCCGCTGTACCTGCTGGTAATGTTACTGTTCTATCTGCTGCAATCGTATCTAATATATAATGATTAAAATCCGCTACAGTCGTGTCCGCTGTTAAAGCACCTCCAAAAGCATAACCTTGTTTTAAAACAACTTGGCCATTCGCTGGAGCTGCAATTTGTAGGTTGTCAAAATCTATAGACGTAACCGGTACATCAGTATTACCACCAAAATCGTACGTAGCTCCGTTTGCTTTAGCTAATACATTTATAGCACTATGCGATACCGCTTTAGTTGCTGTATCGTATTGCAAGAAATTAGATTTAGAAGCCTCAGGAATAGTATTCAGTTTTATTGTTTCTGAATCTATATTAAATGTACTAGTAGACACATTTAACGTTCCAAATCCTTGCTTTCCAAAAGTAGCTATATTTGTTCCAGTATCATAAGCTACAACTAAATACATGTTAACAGACTGATCTAGTATTTGACCGCCTGCTGTTGGAAAAGCTGTAGTGTATGTGCTTTCTACAAAGTAAAGATTTTGTCCCGATGGAACATTGGAAAACAAGTTACCGAAATCAGTCCTATTGCCAGATGCAACTGTTATAGACGTTACACCTGTAGCTATGGATTCTGGCGTTGTTAATGAAGCTGGAGTCGTTGCTGATTGAAATAAAGCACCTGAAGCATTTTGTATTCCATAAAAGAATCTGCCTGTGCTGATATTCCCAGAAGGGCCCGCTAAAGTTTCGCTTAAACCAGGCAGTGCTTGAGCTACGCCTGATGTCAAACTAGGCAACTCATACCACTTCCCGTTTATTTTAATATTGTTCAGCTGTCCACCTGAAACTAAAGAGCCTTGAGTAGTGTTACCTTCTATCTGTTGTTGTGACAAAGCCGCTCCACCATTATCTTGCAATTCCACGCCTTCCGCAGAAAGAACACCTCTTGTTCCTGTAGTGCTGATGGCTGTAACGGCGTTTTGCCCCATTATAGTTCTTCCGTCAGAAGATGTAGCATTAGAGTCTCTAACTACATCTTGTGTAAATCTAGTGTTATTGTTTATAACATTAGATCCGGCTCCTGAAATTGTTAAGTCAGTTCCGTCTGTGCTTATAGACACATTGGGTGCTGCATCACCAAAAACTATAGAGCTTTCTGACGTGGGTAAATTAATAGGTCCGTAAATCGTCAATGATTTAGGATCCGTCAAAGGACTAGGTGTACCTATAACAACATTACCCTGTGATACATTTAAATCTCTAGTTATTGTTAATGAACCTACGGTTTGCGTTTCAATTCTTTGAGCTCCTGTTAAAAAAGTAAACTCCGTGAAAGCAACCTGGCCTCCTGTGTAAGTTTCTCCAGACCCAAGCGTCACATTAAACATCCATTCGGTATAAACATTATTACCGCTTGTTGTGTATTGACTGTAGTTAGCGTCTGGACTTGTATTACTAAAGTCCGGCTTATTAAATGATGTTACAGTTCCAGTGTGTGTAACACCTCCTATGGTACCAGTGAAAGTGGCTCCATTAGTAGCAAAATCATTTAGATCATAATCAACAGCAAACTGCCCATCGTTATAATCTCTAATTATTAAAAATACTTGACCAGTACCAAGCGTGTTTAAATAAACATCACATCCCGTGTTTACGGTTGAGCTTTTTAAAACAACGTTGGTTTCCAAAGAGCTGGCTAATGTTCTAACAAGAGCTCTTTCGTAATCAGTTCCTTCTCGGTTTACAGTTAAAGCAAAGCCTAATGGAATTTCGTCTGGTATATTTTTAGCGCTAGCACCGTTAATGTATTCTTTTAAACTATCAATAGTATAGTTTTTGGTGGCTAGCGATGAATTAGAATTTGCATCAGTACCTAAAAGCTTATCATTGCCTTCTACAGTAGAGTCAATTGCGTACGTGCTAATTCTTGCCATCTTAGTATTTCATTTTAGTACCTCTACTTGATTTTTTAACTTTACAAGTGATAGGTAAATTCATATTTGCGTTTTCTACTTTCGTAGGTTCTATAGTTACTCCAGGTAGAGTGTCGTATAAGCTAACTTTTCTTTTTTTCATCTTTGTTCTTTATTATGGAGTATTAGTATCTGTAACAACTGCTTTAACAACTGCGTTTACAGTGGCTGTTGCAGAAGGTGCCTTGATGGTTTGCGTAATTCCTGTTGGTGCACTATATAATATAAATGTATCAGAGCCAAAAGTTATATTAGCTAAACAATTATTAGGTTTAACTTTTACATTATACTTTAGTTCAGATGCTGTGCTATTATAGCTGCCATTAGCCAACTTATCAGGTCCATTTGTCATGAACTCTCGCAAAACGACTCCAGTAATAGTTTCGTTTTTAGTTAATCCCTGCACGGTATTTGTAACCGCACCTGTAACTCCGTTTACAGTAGTTACAACTGATCTTATTGCCATTTTTTTATTTTTTTTTGTTAAACTCTTTTATAGCTTGGCTGTACACTTTATCAATGTACGTCTCTCGTTTCATTATTTTATTCCTATTTGCTGAAGTCGGAAGATCTTCTTCATTTATAAGTATCCTATATATTCTATTTATTAATAGCTTACCTTTCTGGCTAACCTTATATTTGTTATGGTCACCTCTGCGGCCACCACCATTATGTGATTTATTAATCCAGCCGTCTCTTTGTAGCCTGTAGAATCTTTCTTTATCCCAGGTATAAAACAACGTTCCTGTTTTAAAATCTTCTATGGTAAAATATACAATAGGGTCAAGATAGAATAATAGCTCTAAATCGGCAACAGACAGCTCGTTGTTTTTACAAGCCCATCTTGATACTAATCTATAGTATTTAAGAAAATCAACTTTGACTTCGCCTCTTTGTGCAAAATCTGATCTTTCCATTATAATACAGCTACTACGTCTCTTACGTTTATTACTTTATAAATTTTATCTTCGTGCTCAACCGGATAACCAGCTACCCTATCAAAAAGAACTACCTGTCCTTGTTTTAGAATATCTGGCCCAGATGACACGATATTTGCTTTGCGATACCTAATATCTTCCCGATGCTTTTCGGCTAGTTCTAGGCCTCCCTGTGTCTTTGTGGACGATTCCAGGATCTCTTCTAATACTACGTAATTACCTATTGCTTCCATTATTCCCTTACGTTACTAATTACACAATCTGTTGATAAAATAGTAGTAGCTACAGATACCGCATTATTAAGTGCTGTTTTTGTAACTAGAAACGGATCGATAATTCCGTCTTCTCGCATGTTCGTCACACAACCACAAATTACATTAACCCCGTCACCCCATTTTTTAAGCTGGAATTCCTCAGGGTATAAACCTGCGTTAGATAATATTTTTGTATATGGCGCAATCAAAGCATCTTTCAAAATTTCAAAACCTAAAAATTCGTCTTGATTCATTTCTAATTGCCAATCGCTTGCTGCAGCATAAGCTAGTGCAGCTCCTCCTCCTGGCAATATACCTTCTTTACGTGCTGCCTTTACAGCATGAATTGCATCATCTACTCTGTCTTGCTTTTCTTTAAGCTCAACTTCCGTATCAGCTCCTACGTATATAATGGATACACCACCACATAAAAGAGCTAACCTGTCGTTTAAGTGCTTTGACAATATTTTATTGTCTTCATCATCAAGAGCAGTTTTTAAATATTCGATACGTTCTAGTGCTTCTTCTGATTTTTCAGAGATAACTAAAACAGTACCCTCACTATCTGAGATGGCCTTATCGGCCGTACCTAACATGTCAGGGGAGATCGCATCAATCGAATCCCCAAGGCTTTCGTCAAAAACTTTAGCCCCGACAAGCAACGCTAGATCATCCAGTATGTCCTTACGCTTCAGTCCAAAGCTAGGCGGATCTATTACGTTGACCTTAATATTGCCCTTTACTTTATTCATAGCCAGAGCAGTCATTGGCTGTGATTCTAAAGGCGCAATAAGGAGTATGCTACGGTTGGACTTAATAGCATGCTCCAGGATGTCTTGAATTTTTCTAATATTTGGTATTTCCGATGCACTAATAAAAACCAACGGCTTATCTAGCTCTGTTGTTTCTTTTTCTTTATTAGTGTAGAAATGCGGAGTTTTAGAAGTACTCCCTATTTTTGTTCCCTCTACGGTGTCAATATATGTTTCACTGTTTGGAGAAGTCTCCATAGCAACAATTCCGTTTTCTCCTGAACTTTCAAAAGCTTTTGCGATAAGTTCTCCAAGCTCTTTGTCGTTATTAGCAGAAATTGTAGAAACATTATATAACTCTTTATTATCAACTTTAACAGCTTTTTCAGATAAAAAATCTATTACGTGGTCTTTAAATTTATTAATACCACTTTTAACGTCTCTAAAGGAACGTGCCTGTCCTTTGTGTTTATAGTAACAGTCGATTATGGCCTGTGTTAGCACTATGGAGGTGGTTGTACCGTCACCTGCCATACTCGCTGTTTTTTGTGCGGCTTGTTTCATCATTGAAACGCCTAGGTTCTCAACTGGATTGTTGAGTAATATTGAATTAGCAACAGTAACCCCATCTTTGGTTACATAAGGGTTACCGAAGTCGTCTTCAATAACCACTGTTCTACCGCTAGCTCCTAATGTAGAACTAACAGCGTTTGCTATTTTGTTTATTCCATTTGTAAGTTTGCCTTTAGCTTCTCCGTCAAAGTGTAATTCTTTAACTAGCTTGGGCCCTCCGAATTGTGCCATTTAATTTGATTTAATTTGATTTATATTTTTAGCAGTTCCATTTGCGTCTAGCAGCACGGCCTCTTTCTGAGGTCCAGCTTTTAGATCTAGCACAGAATGCTTTTCTTCTTTTAGCAGCTTTACTGCCTTTCTTTAATTTAGATGGTGGCGTTGTTACGGCAGTTTTCAATTTACTGCCAGGATTATCTTTTCGATATTTAGCAACGCCCTTAGCTGTCATTCCTCCACCAGCTTTTTTACCAGTCCCGCCTTTCTTATTTACTTTAGCATAATAGCCTAAAGATTTTTTCTTTGAAGGTGCAGGTGGTTTTTTGCGTCGTGTAGCTTTTTTAACAGGCATATCATTTTTTCTTTTTACGTCCAGGTTTTTTTCTCGTGAACTTTTTAACAACTTCTTTAGCGTCGTCTACGGTATCTTCAACAAAGTCTTCAACTTCATCAGGGATGCCGTCATCATCAGCGTCTTTGAATCTTCCAAATTTGGTTGCTACAACAGTTCCAACTGTTATAACTAAAAGAATCGTGAATATAATTACAATGGTTTCCATAATCTATTTAATTAGCTTTCTTTTTTCCTTTTTAGTTCCCTTACCGTCATTACCTCTATTGGCTTTAACTGATTTGAACTTTTTATCTTTATGGTCGTAATCTAAATTTGTCAGAGAACGTCCCGCCTTCTTGGCAGCTCTACGTTTCTTTTGGCTATCTGCACGCTTCGCCTTTCTATCAGGTGAATTTGCGTATCGCAGATCTCTAGCCGCTTTAGCCGCTCGGGCTTTTAGGGAAAGTTTCTGACTCATTAGTTATTTCTTTGGTGGGTTGTACTTATCGTCATAATCCATGGCAGCTTTTAAAATAACCTTATCCATAACATTATCTTGATTTTCCAACATTTGTTTTTGCAACTGAATTACCATTTCTTCTAAATTATCTTTAGCAGAAACTAGAAGTTCAATTTGGTGCTCTTTTTTATCAAGGGATTGTTTAAGCGCATTTATATCATCCGGCTTGGAACCTGTTATGGTACTTATGACAAGACCTATTGAAGCACTCAAAGTTCCTATCATCATCATGACCACTTCTTTGTTTGTTTCCAGAACTGGATATTGCATTAGCACAAACACTATACCTATAATAAGTAGGAATATAAATAATGATCCTGCGTAATGTCTTATTTCCTTGGCCACGCCGTTTGTAGGTAGTTTCATTTCTTTTTTCTTTTGGTTGTTTTTTTCCTTATTTGGGATGTCTTACGTCCCATGCCTACACGCTTTTTCTCTGCAACAGCTTTCTTCTTTTCTGCAGGTGACATTTCACCCCAGGTCTTTACTGTTTTGCGGGATATTCTTTTAGAAGGTCTACACTTCTTAACTGATTTGTTTTTAGAAGAACCACAAGGATTACCTTTTTCGTCGGTCCACTTTTCTTTAAACCATCTTTTAAGATTAGCACCCTTCTTAGTTTTTCTAACAGCCACTACTTTTTGCCGATGTACTTATTAATAGCACTAGCAGCGTCACCTTTAAACGTGGTTGGAGAATCAACTTCTTTAGATCCTAGCTTAGCGAAAGGGCTTGCGTTCTTTTTCATAGGTGATCCACCGTATTTCTTCATAGGTGAAGTTGCACCGTACTTTTTCATTGGAGATGCAGAAGGACCTTCTGTTTCCATTTCCATAGCGCCTGTCTTCTTAGGCGGCTTAACTTTTTTCTCAACAGCAACAGAGGTAGGGTTCGCATAGGGAGATCCACTAAAACTTACACCGCGCTCTTTAGTAGGTACAACTCTATTCCCCGCGCCCGTAGCACGTTGGCGGGTTTTCATAGTCTCTTGATCTTGTCTTCTTTGAGCAGCGGTCATCTTTCCGCGACCAACTTTTTTCTTCATGGGACTTCTTTCGTGATCCATAATATATTATTTATTGTTTTTAATAGCGTTTGCAAATCCACCTTTGATCTTACCTGAATCAACAGCGGCTTCTAATTTGTCATTGAAAGCTAAAGGGCTCGCACCCGGTCCATCCAATGAATTACTAATCTTTTTTAGCGGTGATCCGCAAGGTTTGCTTTTACCAGACATTCCTGGTGCACCTAAGTTTTGTGGTCCAATTCCCATAATATTATTTTTTTTTGTTTTTTCTACATTTGGCAATCGCCCCCGACGCATAGGCTGAGGGGAATACATCATATGTACGTTTTGCTTTATAGTAACAGCTGTCTTTAAGTGTCAGCGGTGAAAGTCCTTTAAGCGGATGTTTACTCTTTTTATTCTTTTTCATCTCTGAATGTTTTTACAACCATCATTTCGATGTATAAATGTTGTGCTAACAGCACTTCACTAGGGGACTCTATACAGAGATCCTTAGTTATATGTTTAAACTGGTCTATCTTTGTCTGCCGTGTCTGACCTGCCGCACACGCAGGGGTCAATAACGCCAAGGCTATTATTAGTCTCTTCATAATAAGGTTTGTTTGTGTGTGCAAGATGTATCTCAATCATTGCGCTCGTTAGTTTGTCAATACTGTTACGTATCTCCTTCAATTCGTTCCTAAGCCCGTTAGACTTAATCTTAATCTCTTTGCTCATTATATTTAATTAAATCGTGTATACTACACTGTATTATTTCTCCCCCAGCATCCGCACATATAACATGATCATTAGTAGATAAAATAACCGTGTCTACCAAACAAAAACAATCAACCTCATGCGGCCACTTAACACAAGATAATACCATACACGATAATATCAATAATAAAACGTTTCGTATATAGATATTTTGTATTACACGTACATATTTGATAATCAAGTACATAGGAAAGTTAGTTAATAAAGTACCCCCATATTAGTAGTAATACTATTGTTTTGTTGCTAATAATGCAGCATTTTATATAGTTTTCCGCACATTTTGCAATGCATTTTATTTAGAATTACATAGGTTTCATTGCCAATGTTGCAATGTTTTATAACTTTCGTTGCATTATGTGTAGATATTGTTGTGTTTTGTTGTCATATATGTAGATATATTGTGTTATCTCTACACTTAATGTAATTTATTATTAATGTAATATAGTATTTAGTTTATTGAATTATATTCAATGAATGTAGTTATTTATTACATTATTATAGTTATATATAATATTATAGTGCAATATTTTCAAAAAGGGACATTTTGTATATTTTTATAGTAAATACGTTACAAAGTATATGTTAAAGTGATAATATAAGTGTAATTAAAATATAAGAATTATGAACTTACAAGAACTAACAAGAACGAGTTTTGATGCGATCCATGGGATTGTGGT